ATCTCATGTGAGGTAAAGTCAATAATAATAAAGTTAAGTTTAAACTTAGGGGGTGCTGGAAACAGCGCCCTCTTTTTTGTATATCAACTACATATAGTTTCTAATTATTATAAATAGATATATGAAACACAAACATCACATAATCCCCCGACACGCTGGTGGCACAGATGACCCAAGTAATATAATATATCTAACCATAGAAGAACACGCTGAGGCTCATAGAGTATTATATGAGAAATATGGAAGATGGCAAGATGAGTTGGCTTGGCAAGGTCTTAGTGGACAGATTGGTAAGGAAGAGATAATTTCTGCAATATATGCAAATAGAACTCCCTCTATGTTAGGGAGAAAACAAACAGGTGATTTGAGGAGATTTGGTATGGCAAATAAAGGTAAGAAACTCACAGAAGAACACAAAACAAAGATTGACCCAACAGGTAGAAAACAACCACAATCTCAAAAAGATAAGGTTGCCGCTGCATTAGCTAAAGAATATATTATAACTGACCCTGATAGTAATGAGTTTAGAGTAACCAATCTTAGAAAGTGGTGTAGAGAAAATGGAATAGACCAAGGTAATATGTCAAGGGTAGCAAATGGTAAAGCAAAACAACACAAGGGATATATGGTTAATTCTGTAACCTAAATAGACATATGGCAACTGCACAATCACCAATAGCAAGACAACCTGATAAGTTAGACTATGCAAGTGCAACACAATTTAAATTTGGTATACATCAATTACCGAAGGTAGAATTTTTTACTCTAAGTGCAAATATTCCTAGTATTTCTGCTACTACTATTATTCAACCAAATCCATTTAAAGATATTCCTATAGCTGGAGAAAAAGTTACATATGAAAATCTATCTATAACTTTCCAAGTAGATGAATATTTGGAAAATTATATTTCATTGCACAATTGGATGAAGGGTATAGGATTTCCAACAGATAGACAAGAGTTTCGTACATTTAGAGATGTAACATCAAATACACCAGCAAGTGGTAAAACTCCACCAACAGATTTAGTTGGTAAAGCTGTTCCTGATAGAGCATTATATTCAGATGCATATCTTATGGTGCTTTCTAATAAAAATAATCCTATTATAGAAGTTATTTTTCAAAATGTTTTTCCTATATCTTTAAGTGCATTAGAATTTACTCAATCTGTTACTGATGTGGAATATATGACTGCTTCTGCTGAGTTTGCATATCAAATTTACGAAATTAATACATTATAAATAAACTTGAGCAGATGCGATAAACTTTAACATATTCACATCTTAGACTTGTAAAGTCAAAATAAAAAAAGAGAGTAATGATCAACTCTGCTCATTTTTGAAAAGATATATTATGAACCTAGAACAATTAAAAGAAGAAGCAAGAAAAGATCTCGTAGTAGAAAACGAGGAAAGTCTTGATTCTGAATCTCTTAAAAATCAAAAAATAAAATTAAAGTATCTTGAACATAAAACAAGATACCAATTACTATTACAAAAGGCCAATGGTGATTATCAACGTATGTACAGAGAAAAATGGGAGTACTATGGTGGTAAGGCAGAGGCGAAGGTTTATGTTGCAAAACCGTTTGACTTAAAAGTTTTAAAAAATGATTTATCAATGTATATTAGTTCTGATGAAGAAATTATTGAATTGATGGATAAGATTGGGTATTTGGAAGTTGTAGTAAAATATATTGATGGTGTTATTAAGTCAATTGACTATCGTGGTTGGGATATTAAAAATGCAATTGAATGGAAAAAATTTGAAGCTGGTATGATATGATAGACAAACAAGCAATTATAGAAAACTTAAAGAATGTGTATGATCCAGAGATGCCTTCAATCAATGTGTATGATCTTGGATTAATTTATGATATTGATATACAGGAAGATTCAGTAAAAATCACACATACTCTTACTTCTGCATTTTGTCCTTATGCAGATGAAATTATAGAAAACATCAAACAGGCTGGTTATGTTCCAGATGTTATAAAAGTAGAAATAGAAACTACTTTTGATCCACCATTTTCATATGACAATCTTTCTGAAGAAGCAAAACTTACTTTAGGTTTAGATGATATAGAATGGGAATGGGATTACATAACTCCATCAAAAGGGAAAAAAGTACGTTTTGTATGGTAAGTATTTTTATGGAACAAGGATGATGTTAAGATGAATGTAACAGAGTATATTAAATATTATAAGAATGTTATTCCGAATGATGTGTGTGAAGATATTATGAACTTTAATTTAAATTTTCAACCTTCTACATATTCAAACCATAAAGGTAAAACGGACAATAGTGATGAACGTGTACGAATGGATGAGTGTTGGATACGAAATGATAACTCTCTTTATGGAGATATAAAGGCAGCTTTTGAAAATGTTTGTAACAAATATTCAAAAGAATTTTCTTTGTTTAGCGTTCAACGTATGACAGATTTTAGAATTAATCGTTATTCAAAAGGTGGTTTTATGTCAAGTCATGTTGACAATATACACCACAGTCACGGTCAACAATATGGTTATCCTCAAGTTTCAGTTCTTCTTTATCTGAATGATGATTATAAGGGTGGTAATTTTTATGTAGCAAATAAAAAGTTTGAACCAGAAAAAGGTTCTGGAATTATATTTCCTTCCAATTTCATGTTTCCTCATGAAGCACAAGTAGTAACAAAAGGTACAAGATGGAGCATAATATCATGGCTAATGTAAAATTTTATAGATGTTTTCCAACAACGGTTGGGGAGTTTTCAAGTCTTTTTAATGTTGGAGAAATTAGAGATATGATATCTCATATTACTACTGCAAAAACAAAATATGGTTATGATCATAATGAAGATGATTTACATACAAAATCTCATTTTGCTAATTTTCGGGATGTGGTATTAAATAACAGTAAAATATATATGAATAACTTAAAATATAAGTATGAAAAATTAGAAATTACTGGTATGTGGTCAAATAAATTGCATATGGGAATGTCACATCCACCACATACACATTCAAATAATTTTTTATCTGGTGTATATTATTTAAATGCATCAGGTGATACTGCTCCTATACAATTTTTTGACCCTAGGCCTCAAGCAAATGTTTTGCGACCAAGAAATGAACCAATTTGGGAAAATTCAAGTATGGTACAATTTGATTCTGTTACAGGAAAAGGATTTATTTTTCCATCTTGGTTAATGCATTGGGTTCCACCTACACAGGATGAACGTATAAGTATTTCTTGGAATATACTTGTAAGAGGCAATTACGGCGAACCTGATACATTACAAAATGCATATATCTAAGAAGAATGAAGTATATCTTATTTTAAATAATATAGAACCTTCAACATCTCTAGAGTTACATGATTTTTTTACTTTTGAGGTGCCAGGTGCTAAATTTATGCCAAATTTTCGTAATCGTATATGGGATGGTAAGATACGTTTATTTAGTCCAGCTACAGGAGAAATATATGTTGGGTTGTTACAATATATAAAAAATTTTTGCAAACAAAATAATATAGAATATACAATAGAAGAGGATATAGAAAATGATAGGAATATTGTACTCACGGATGTTAGAAACTTTATCAGAAGTCTTAAACCAAAGACCAAAGGGAAGTCTATCAAAGTACGAGATTATCAAATTCAAGCTGTACAACATGCCATTTCTAGAGATCGTTGTCTTATTGTTTCTCCTACTGCTTCTGGCAAATCTTTGGTAATATATGTATTGGTTCGTTATTATTATATGATGGGGTTAAAAACTTTGATATTAGTTCCTACCACATCTTTAGTCGAACAAATGTATTCTGATTTTCAAGATTATGGTTGGAGTTCTGGTACATATTGTCAGAAAATATATCAAGGACATGATCGTAGAGTAACAAAGGGTGTTGTAATATCAACTTGGCAATCTATTTATAAAATGCCAAAGAAATATTTTGCACAATTTGGATGTGTGGTTGGAGATGAGGCTCATATGTTTAAGGCAAAATCTCTTACTGGTATAATGACTAAGTTACACCAATGTAAGTATAGATTTGGTCTTACAGGGACGTTGGATGGTACACAGACACATCAATTAGTATTAGAAGGTTTATTTGGTTCTGTTAATACTATAGTAACAACTAAAGAGTTAATAGATAAGAAAACTCTTGCCAATTTAAAAATAAAATGTGTGGTGTTAAAACATCCACCTATACGAGAGAAAATGACATATGTTGAGGAACTTGAATATTTAGTTACGAATGATGCTAGAAATAAGTTCATTATTGATTTGTGTTGCAACATTTCTAGTAATATATTATGTTTATTCCAGCTTGTAGAAAAACATGGAAAAGTTTTATACGATAAAATAAATAAGATTGCAAAGAATAGAAAAGTTTTTTTTGTTTATGGAGGCGTAGATAGTTTAGAAAGAGAAAGGATTAGAGAAATTGTTGAAAATGAAAAGGATGCCATCATTATTGCGAGTTTTGGAACTTTTAGTACTGGCATTAATATTCGTAATCTTCACAACATCGTGTTCGCTTCACCATCCAAAAGTAAAATTAGAGTCTTGCAATCGATTGGAAGAGGATTACGGCGCAACTCTCAGTCATCAAAGAGAGGATTGCGCCATATTAAAAGCAAAATGGGAGTTCTAGTATTTGATATTGCAGATGATATATCTTATAAAAACAGAAGAAACTTTACACTTAACCACTTTTCTGAAAGAATAAATACATATAACGAACAACAATTTAACTACGAAATAAGTAAGGTAACACTGAAATGACCACAACTGCAGCTACCTATAAAGTTCTTAAATTATTGAATGGAGAAGAGCTCATTTGTGAAATGGGAAATGATATCATTAATGATTCTTATAAAATAACTAATCCCTTAAAAATGCAAGTTGAATCTAAACTTACAAAACGTGGGCCTGTAGATTCTTTAAATTTAAGTAGATGGATTGGGCCTTATACTGAACAATCATTATTTAACATTAAAACATCACATGTTCTTATAATTGCTGATGCATCAAAAGGACTATCTAAGTATTATGAGTATGTGCGAAAAGAAATTACAAAATTAGATTCTCCCAAGTATAGAAAATCTTTAGATGATATTGATGATGATGAAATATATGATGATTTGTTTAAAAATCTAGAAACTAAAACCACTATTCATTAACACACCACATAGTTATTATACACATATTTTATATAAAGTCAAGTACCAATTGGAATATAAAAGGGAGTTGACTTTTATATATTATTAGTGTATAATGGTTTATCT